TGCCCACCTTCGAATCCGTAAATAGTTGTAGCATTTGTTCCTGGAATAGTGACGGTTGGAATGATTGTAAAATTAGTTTCAACTTTAAATTCTTTGGCGTTTGGCGGTTTTGTTTCTGGGAAGGCAGTCAATCCATAATCCTGACCCGCTCCAATTTTATAATCAACGTTGCTTTTGAAATTACTTTCTGCGTGTTTGAAAATATAATAATTAAAATCGTCTTGCGTTGATTTTTCTACTTCTGAAATATCGGCTACATAGGTAGCTTCTTTTTTGTTTTCTAAAATATCCTGTGGCGTATAAAAAAACAAACTGTCATCGTCGGGATTGACATCTAAAATAGCAATGTTAAAAGTTTTTAAAAATGAAGTTAAAAAGTCAATTACTTTTACCTCTGGCAAAGATTTGATGAGGTCTATTTTTGAGCCACCCATCTGCAGGAAGTTGTTTATATTTTGTGTTAATTCCAATGCTAAAAAAATGCTTCGGACTAATCTAGTTTTTAAAATAGCATTGCTCCAACTAATTGCATTTGTAAATTCCAAATTAATAAAATACTCAATTTCATTATTTGCATCAAAAAAAACAGTCTCTATAAAAATTTTAATTGTTTCGGTGCTTTGCGTTAAAGTAAAAGTTTCTGTTTTAATTGGGAAATCTTCGCCAACTCGAAATATCCTAACCGTGCATTCGGTTGTGGGTGAAGTTAAATAATTTACTCCTTCAAAAGTTATTTGCTGTAAAATTTTATCTAAAAGCAAAGCCCCGTTTAATTTCACTTTTACGCTATCACTTGCGCTTTTAAAATCAATTATGAATCCCGCATTTGAAGTAGTTGCGTTTTGCAAAATAATAAACTTGCTTTGCGTTTTGCTTCCGAAATTTTGACCCATACACCAAATGTAGGCATCTTTGTATTCCGTTCTATTTTCTAGCGGGGAAACAATTTGTAAACTGTATTTTAATTTAATTAATTCGACTATTGTGCTAAATGAAATAGCTGGACGCAACTCATTTGCTTTTAGAACTTTGTTTGACATTGGTGAATTTGCTTGATTAAAAAAAACGTTATCTAGTCCTGAACCATCGGCATTGTATTGTATTACTCTATTTGTTGATGCTAGAGGCACGAAGTACTTTATTGGAATTCCTTCTATGTTATTTGACTGAATACTAGATAGTAGATTCTTTGCGGTTGCAGGATTCCAATTAATTACTAGGCTTCCTAATTCGTTTATGTTGTCATCGCCTATTTTGTCTTTTAAATTTGTCAAATTTGTTGCAAAACTTGCAGTAATTACAGAAGGTTTACCCATTTTATAGACTATTTTTTCTAATTTTAACAGTCCAGTCTGGTTTAAAATGCTATTTACATACACTTTTGTACTTACTTTTCGCAAATCTGTTGCTTTTATTACGTCCGTATTGCCAAAATAACCCAATGAATTTAGATTATTAGGCGTTGCATCGAAGGTAAAATTCAAAGAATAGGGCGAAAATACTTTGCTAATATCTTGAGTATCTTTGAAAGTGTACCTCATCGGTATACTCTCATCTTTTATGAGGTCTAATTTGCTGTAATTAAGTCCATCTAGCGAAACAAATACTTCTGTTATCATTGGTTTATACGTGTTTTAGCAATGTTAAAATAATTCTCGTCCATTTCAATGCCGATAAAATTACGGTTTAAATTCTTTGCGGCAACTCCTGTGGTTCCTGAACCCATAGTAAAATCTAAAACGGTTTCGCCTTCGTTTGTGTAGGTTTTTATTAAATACTCCATTAATGGCAAAGGTTTTTGGGTTGGGTGTAAACCTCGTTGGCAATTAAATTTAATTATACTTCTTGGGTATCTTAAAAAAGGACTTCTATAATGTTCTTTTTGTTTATCTATAAATCCAAAAGTTCCATAAACATTATCTTCTTTTAATTCAAAAGGCTTATCTATATATTTTGCTCTTTTTTTTCCCGCTTCTGATTTTTCAGTTTTTTGGGGCTTATATGTTGGAGCTTTTTTATAAAAAACACTTATTATTTCATGCTCTTTCATTGGAACATATTTAGCAACAGCAAAATTAGATGCTATATTTTTATCCCAAATCCAATCATATTTATAATTGTTAATATTGCTCATTCGTAAAGCACTACTAAACGGCTCTGAACCAAATAAAACTATTGCACCGTTTGGTTTTATAATTCTATTCAACTGCTCCCACATCAAATCAAAAGGAATAACACTATCCCATTTGCAAGCCGTTGTTCCATAAGGTGGGTCTGTGATAATCGCATCTATACTTCCGTTTGGTATTGACTTCATTAATTCTAAACAATTTCCGTGCATTAGTTGAATCATCGAATGTTATTTATCTTATTATTTGTTTCGTCTAGCTTAATATTATAGTTAATTTAGTAAAACGAATACTTCTGTTATCATTGGTTTTTATTTATGATATTTAGATTTTTTATTAAAAAGCAAAGGTTTTTTTTGCTCTTCAATAAAAATATGTTTTACCTCGTACCCTTTGTATTCCTTTTCTTTAAAATCTGATTTCCCTAGATACAAAATTAACTTTTCATCGTTTTTATCTGATATATTTGCAATCATTAAATCAAAATTTTCTTTAGTTTCTTGTATTGTCATAATTATCTTATATTATTAATTTTGTTGTTGGTCTCGTCTAGCTTCAAATTATAATCAATCGCTATCCTATCATTTAACCTTGTTTTGCGTGTGAAATCTTCATCTGTTATCACTACTGGAATTTGTTGGTGCGTTTTGAAAAAGCCGATTGCTTCAGCTGTAATGCTTTGACTATCTATTGAAATATTAGTGTTGTCAATACTCACAATTGCGTTATCAATTGTAATTCCGACCGTTGTAACCAATTCAAAATCCCCTTTAAAATTAATCAAATAAACAATAGGCGAATAAATCAATTCCTCTATTATCGAAGTCATATTTTCGTCTAGTGATCCCGTATTAATAACATAAGATTGCTCGGCATCTATCGAAGTAATTTGTTTTGAGTGAGTGAAAGTATTGTCAACCTGCGAAGGGTCACGATGTGAAATATTGCTAATGGTCCTATTTACTTTTACGCTTGCAGTCTTTTTGCCGTGCGGCGTGAACGTCTCCCACAATCCTAATTTATTTATAAACACAAGTAAGCACGGGTCTAGTGTGCATCGTAATTTCGTTGGCGTTAATGCAATGTAATTTATAACATTTGCCGTTGTGGCTTCTGCAACCGTTCGGGTAAAATTAAAAGTTTGGTCAAAGTAATTATGTATTTTTGGATTAAACCATTTTTCGACTGGCACTATAAAACCTGATGCACCGTAATTTTGCACACCGTTATTTCCTATTAAATTTTGCTCGTAGTTCCATCTATAACCTAGGGTACAAAAGAACGTATTTGTATAACGGCTTGTTTGGCTCCCGTCAAAATTAGTCAATGTTATTTTAGCTTGCAAAAATACGCCTTGATTTGTAATTGCAGCAGGAGCTGCTCTGTTATACGCAAATTTTGGATTTATAAAAGGCTTAATGTTTCCCGAAAACTCAACGTAAATATAATTATCTGACTGGCTAACTTTGTTTTTGAACAACCCTTTTCCTGTTGGTTGGTTGATGACTTTATTTTGCAGACCATCCCAAATATATAAGTCAATAAAAATAGATTTTGTTTGCAAAGTTGCTGGCTCTCTTACAAATACCAAATCATTAACAAATAATATTTTGCTTTCGTTGTCAATCGGTGTACGAGCATCTAACGGTAAGTTTGGTGGAATTGGTGCAACTTCTGGTACGGTAACGTTTGTGATTGTAAATATAAAACCAATTGTGATTTCAACGTTATTTGCGTTAAAACCTTTGTAATCTGTAATATTTATATTTGCTAGTTTGCCTTGAAAACTAAAAGATCCTACTCCCGTAACTTGGGCCGTAAATAAATTACTGTCAAATAAAGCATTTGTTACAAAATACGCGTTCCATCCTGTTGCAGACAAAGAATTAGCCGTTTGATTAGTAACAGATATTTGATTTGGAATATTCGTAATTGTGTCTGTATAATAAATAACATACTTGCTTAAAGAGGTAGTTGGTATAATGCTACTAATTGCTATTTTTTTAACTATCATAATTTCCTGTTATTTGATCCACTATTTCTTTGACTACTAAATTTATTGTTTCGTCTACATTATTATTTATTGCAACTTCCAACTCGTTTGGGTTCTGAAATCTACCATAAAAGACTTGCGCAACTGTTAAAGTTGTATCAGGCTTAACCATATAATTTACGGAATCCCTTAAACGACCCGTATCTACTCTCGAGTTATTTCTAGCTTGCTGGAAAACCTTTTCGCCTAGTTCATTTAACTGTGCCTTAATTATTTTGTCTGAATCTATCTGTTGCCTAGTCCTTCTTTTTGCCACGTATTCTATTTAATAATGAGGTAACTGCTGTCGTGCTACTTCTGGTTATTGAATCTATTATTTTTCTAGTTGAATTTCTGCCTGTTTGAGTTACTCCGACCTCATAAGTTCCACCGCCAAATTCAGTATAGATAATTTTCCACTTGACCCCCGACGGCATTAACCGCCTTGCATTTGCCTCTAGCTTAGAATTTTTTCCAAACTGCCCGTAATAAAGCATTCTAAAAATAACCTGCTCTTTTACATAAGTAAACGAAATTGAACGCTTTAACGCTCCCGTATCTACTCTTGCGCTAGACTTTGATTGGTCTATTATACTTTGTGCAACGGCTCGAATGCCTGCTTCATCTAGCATCCTGAACCTAGATTTGGCATTGCTAATTCTATTGTAATCTGATGACCATCTAGTCCGTTTTTATTAAAATTTTCTAGTTTTCTAGATTGCGTATTGCTAAATAATTGAATGTGATTTTCAAAATTATTACTTCGCATTTGGTTCAAAAACTTTGTAATTACTGCTGAAGTTTCTCCTAAATTATCAACTAGATTTGTATCTAGTCTTAATTTACTATCTGTCTTTTGCGGGCGTATATCTCGCTGCTGAACGACCGTAATTAAATAGCTAGCAATTATCGCATCTGGCAAAGTCTCGCTTTCTAAATAGTCAATATTGACCAGGCAATAGATATTTTCTTTGTTGTTATCAATATGCTTTGTCTCAACTAAAGAAATGGTATTGACTAGTTCGTTATCGCCAAACATATTTACCAAAAACTGCGTTAATAAAAATAGTTCGTTCATATTATTTTAAATTTTCAATATCTGGAAAGTTTCCATTCAAAACTTTTAATTCTACTACATCAGAAGTACTTTGATAAACGAAAACATAATAGTCTGGCATTCGCTCCTGCCATATTTTATAAGCCTCTTTAAATTCAATAGTAGGCTCATTGCAAGGTATTCCGATTAAAAATATTGGTTTTGCTTCCATAATTATTTTATTTTAAATTTTCCACCGTTCTTTTTCTTAATAAATATTCGCTCCAAAATAAAAAGTACTTTGTATCGTAAGTAAATATAACTTTCGGACTAACCGCCTCAAAGATAGCACAAAGATAAACCATTTCGGTGTACCCGCCGTATGTTAAAGAAAAGTTTTCACGCTCCATACTTCCTTGCGATATTTCGCCTTCACTCGGGAACTTTGGCGGGTCGTAAATCCACGGGAAACTAGCTTTAACGTCGTCTGCTTCTTGAATATACAAAGCAACCGTGTAACGCTTTACGTACTCTGGAATCGTCAAAAACCAAAGGAGTGGCGTTACGGTCGCCTTTATAAATGCTTTGTCATCCTCATCTTTTATAAACGTTTCAAGATCGATAAACCTTCCTACGTTTTTAAAAGTTACGTCAATTTTAAAGAAGATTTTGATAATCAAAAACAACCTTAAGCTTCTCAATGTTTGTTTCTGCATCTCCAAATAGTTCTTTTAAAGTTTCTTTTTTCTTAAGTTCCTTTTTGTCTAGTTTCCTGTATTCGGTTTTTAAATAGGGGAAAAACCTGCGAAGGTGTATTTTTTTGTCTGTCATGATAAAAGATATTTAAATAAAAAATAATAAAATATTAAGCCCCCAATAATGTATAAAAAATTAAAGTCGCTATTTGGTTGTTTTGAATAACTCATAATGGCATTGGTGTTTTGCGTGATATTTTTATAATAGCTGCATATCTAAAAGCGTCTATTGCGTGGTTGAATTGGTCTATAGGTTCGTCCTTTTTATTGTCCGACCATTTATAATTATTTAGTTCAAAGATAAGATTTTTTGAACAAGCTGTTACAATTAACTCATAATTTAAAATAGACATTATCGAATCTCTAATTTTTGGCTTTTCGCACGGCTTAATATTCAATCCTCTATTTGCCAAATCTTTTATAAACATTTTTGCCTGACTATCACACCAAATACGGCTGGTGCCTACAATTGGTTTGATTGCGTCTACAATGGTATCAGGGATTTGATTTGATTTGTAAAACACTTCTTGCAAGTATATTTTCTTTTGCTTTTTATCTACCGCAACCCGCACAACTGCCGTGCTATCGTTGTAGCCAACATCCATACCAAATGTATCTTCGTATTCATTTGAAACAAAGTCGCCAACCTCATAATCGAACACAACGCCTTCTGCTGTGTCCCTGAATGCCCCTAAAACAATATTCTTATACTCTTTGTACCCTTTAATTATTTTCTTGCTTAAATCGGCTCGTTTGTCTTTTGCAGTAGACAAATATAATTCATAAAGCAAACGTAAACTTTCGTAATCCTCCCAATTCGAGGGCGACATATTTTCTTTACCGTTATCTAAAT